CCATCGGGCGACGATGACAGCTCGCGCGTTCCTTGACGCGCGCGGGCACCTGGATCCGCCCGCCCGCACCCCCGCGGGCACCCCCGTGTACCGGGGTCAAGAGCCGCGGGTCGCGCATTTAGCTTAACCCCGCTCCCGGTAGATCTCACCTCAGCGCATCTCAATCCGGGGTTCAGCACTGAACCCCCCTTTGTGAATTCGGCCCCTTCGCCTCGTCCGTTTCCGGACTGATTCGCTCCCGGCGTTTTTGAATCTTGGCTGTCCAGACGATTCGCGGCACCTCATCGACGGCGGCCGAGAAGCCGTACATGCCGTATGGGGCGGCGATGGAGCTGATGCGCTGTACGCGGCGGGAAGTGTTGCTGGCGGGGCCGAGTGGGACGGGCAAATCGCGGGCGTGTCTGGAGAAGCTGAATCTGGTGTGCATGCAGGTGCCCATTCGGGCGGCCATTGTGAGGAAGGTGCGCAAGTCGATCACCCAATCGGCGATGGTGACGTTCGAGGAGAAGGTGCTGCCGCAGCCCAGCGCGGTGCGTTTTCACGAAGGCGACCAGGAATATCGCTACCCGAGTGGGGCGCGGATCATCGTCAGCGGGCTGGATGATGCTGAGAAGCTGAAGTCGACGGACTTCGACATGGTGTACGTGCAGGAAGCCACTGAGCTGGACAGTGACGACTGGGGCATCCTGCTGCGCGGTTTGCGGAACAACGTGCTGCCGTACCAGCAGATCCTGGCCGACTGCAACCCGGGGCCGCCGGATCACTGGCTGAAGGTGCGCTGTGATGATGGCGAGACGTTGCTGCTCGAGTCGCGCCACGAGGACAACCCCGAGCTGTACGACCGTACGGCGGCGGCGTGGAGCCAGTTCGGGCTGGAGTACATGCGCACGCTCGATTCGCTCAAGGGGGTGCTGTATCAGCGGCTGCGGCTGGGACAGTGGGTTGCCGCGGAGGGCATGTACTTCACCGAGTGGGATCCGTCGCTGCATGTGTGCCCGCCGTTCGAGGTGCCCCAGGAGTGGCCGCGCTGGATCAGCGTGGACTACGGCTTCGCGGTGCCGTTCTGCTGTTTGTGGTTCGCCAGGTGTCCCGAGGATCGGCGCATCTACGTGTACCGCGAGTGTTATGCCACCGGGCTGCGCGACGAGCAGCAGGCAGAGTTGATTCTGGCGCGGACTGATGACGAGCGGCTGAATCTGCGCGTGCTGGACCCCAGCATGTTCAACGCCAGGAGCGAGCAGCAGCGGCCCAGCATTGCCCAGGTGTACGCGGCGCTCGGCGTGTACCCGGTGTTCCCCGGCATGAATTCGCGCAAGCAGGGTTGGGCCGTGGTGCGTCGGGCGATGGCGCATGAGGGGGATGTGCAGCCGCGCTTGCAGGTGCTGGCCGGGCGGGCGCCCAATCTGTGCCGCGAGATTCCCAGTCTCGTCATGGATCAGCTCGACCCGGAGGATGTGGCGGACGTGGTGCAGGGCAAAAAGATCGCCGACCATGCGGCCGACGCGCTGCGCTACGGGTTGTGCGCCGAGGCGCAGCCGCCCCTGCCGCACAAACGCAAGGTGAGGTGGGGATGAGAAACGTGCGCGACCTGAGTGCGGAGCAGATCGAGGACTTGCTGATCGCCCAGATGGACCTGTTCACCGAGGGGCTGGCCGCGGAGCACGAGCTGCCCATTTTGCTGGTGTCGTTTCAGCCGTCGAGCGGTGCGTTCGCCTCGCGCGTGAGCGACACCGCGCCGCCGGCCGAGATCATCGTCGAGGTGCTGGTCGGCCTGGTGGCGCGGCTGAATCAGGCGCTGGCCATGCAGGCGCGCAACTGATGCGCTACTCGCGCGCCGAGGTGCGCCATCTGCGCAATACGGCTGAGGACGCGATGGGCACGGCGGTGATGCAGCTTGATCCCCAGGTGCTGCGCGATCTGTGCGACCAGTTGCTGGAGTGTGTGGAGTCTGAGGTAGAGGTGGGCGACGACGACGATGGCGCGGAATAACTATCTGGACGTCACGGTGCCGCGCTCGGCGATGCGCGGCACCTCGGGCGATGGCCGCTCCAGCGGACGCCGTGCCGCGCGCAGCGGACCCGAGAGCGCGTTTCCGAAGACGAAGACTGCCGAGGATGCGATCGTCGACGGCGCGACCGACCTGGCGCGCTCGCTGCGGGACGAGTTCGCCGACCGCGACGCGCTGTATCGGGATATCGACAAGGTGCTGTTCATGGAGATCCCGGTGGAGATCCCCGAGGCCTTCCGGAAGACCGCCGTCGAGGTGCGCAGCCCACTGCCGATCCACATCACCACCACCGTTGCCTCCGCGCTCAGCGTCAACCCGGCGGCGGTGCAGTACAAGCCCATCGCCTTTTCGGACGTGGCCATGCAGAACGCCAGCTTGCGGGAGCATTTCTTCGAGGCGAGCTGGCTGCGCCAGGAGCAGGAGGCGCAGCGCCAGCTCAGGCGCCTGTTCATGTGGGCGCTGGTGACCAAAGGCGAGGGCATCCTCAAGACGCTGCCCAGGACGGCCGCCGCGTGGGGCGACTACACGCGCGACTCGCAGAAGCTGGCCGACAAGCTCAAAGACGATAACGAGCTGGATCAGCACGCCAGGGACTTGCTCTACAACCACGACACCGAGGAGATGAAGCGGGCGCTGCCCTACCCCATCGCTACCACCGACGTACCGCCCGAGACGTTCTATTACACCAAGAACGAGGACGGCATGACCTCCGTGGTCGAGATCAAGCAGGTGCCGTATTACGAGGCGCTCGAGCGCTTCGGCGCGGGATTGGACAGGAACGGGCGCGTCGTCGCGCCGAAGGACTGGGCCGACATGGACCCCGCCGCGCGCGGCCTCGCCAGGGGTGAGTGGAACTCGATCATGCGCGGCACCACCCAGTCGCTGACGTGCATCGAGGCGTGGGATGCCGAGATGTGCGCCATCGTGCTGTGCGGGCCGGGCCAGACCTCCAGCACGTCGGTCATCGGCCAGGGCACGCTGGCCGCCAACTACAAGCACCACTACGGCGACCCGATCCTGCGCACCCTGCGGGGTCCGTACTTCCACGCGCTGGGGGTGACCACCAACTCACGCCTGCCCGAGCGCGCCGGATTGTCGATCCTGTTCGGCTTTTTGCGCTTGTTCCCGCTGCTCGACAGTCTGCTGACCGCACAGGGCAACGCCGCGTACATGACGTTGTTCCCGGCCTTCAAGCGCACCCTCGCCCCCGGCAGCTTGCCGGGCATCCCGGACGCCAACGTGCCCTACGGCAAGGACGGCCGCGAAGGCGAGCGCGGCGACAATATCGAGCCGGGCACGATCTACCCGTACGACATCGCGCCCATCGACCAGCCCAAGGCCGGCGCCGAAGCGGAAAAGCTCATCGCCAACATCAGGAGCTTCCTCGACCTGGCGCTGCCGAGCGTCATTCAGGGGGCGATGGCCGGCGGGCAGAGCGGCTACGCCATCAATCAGGCCGCGCACATGGCGCGCCTCGCGTGGGATCCGATCGTCGACAACGCCCAGACCACCCTCGGTAACCGCGTCGGCTTCGAGTCATGGCTGATCGAGCACGATATCGCCGAAAACGTGTACGCCTGGAGCGAGCAGGAAAAGCCCGGCAAGGCCAGGAGCGGCGTCGACAAGACGAGAGCCGGCTGGTTGAGCCTGGGGCCGGACGACCTGAAGGGCAATCATCGCTACACCGTCAACCTGGATCCGAGCACGCCCTCGGACGACATCGTCACCACCCGCGCGCTCGCCGAGAAGATGCAGCTTCGACTCATCTCGTACGAGGACGCCGTGGAAGCCGCCGGCTCCAACCCGGACGAGGTCGAGCGCTCGTGGCTGGTGCAGGACATGAAGAAGTCGCCTGAGATCACCAACAAGGTGAAGGAGGAAGTGCTCAAGAAGCTGGCCACCATCCAGACGGCGCAGATGCCCCCGGGCGCGGGGCCAACGCCGATGGACATGGGCGGCGCGATGCAGGGCGGCCCACCACCGCCCGCGCCGCCCGGGCCGATCGGCACGCCGGGCGCACCGCCGATGGGGCCGGTCGGAGGGCCGTCGATCAACCCGGTGCCAACGCCAGGGCAGGGTCTTCCCCTGGTGCCCGGACTGCCGCCTGCCGCCGCTGGCGTCAGGGTCGGTCCGGGGCCGGGTTCCGGCGGTGTCGCGGGCATGCCCCAGGTGCCGATGCCGGCCGCGCCGAGTCCGTTCTGATGGAAACCAGCGTCGATCGACGACTGCTGCGCGTGGAGAGCGCCGTCGTCCTGATGACCGACTTCCTCACCGACCTGAATCCCGACCTGAGCGAGCTGAAGCAGCTCGTCGCCCTGATTCGCGCCGACGTGCAGGTACGCACCGGCAGCTACCAGACCGATGCCGAAGCCGCGCAATCAACATAGGCAACCCCCGGGATTCGGACCCGGACGCCCTCGCAATGGTCGTTACCCACGGGGTCTACGCCGCTGATGCCGAAACGCGTAAACCAGCTCGACCTCGTCGCCGCCGACCTGGCCCAGTGGATCGACGCCGTCGCCAACGAGATCTCCCTGGCCATGCTCGGCGGCGCCAGCGCCCCGTTCGCCGCGCGCGTCACCGACGAGCAGAAGCTCGAGTTCTACACCCACCAGTTGTTCAACCCGGACGGCAGTCCGAATCAGCCCGGGCGCAACCAGGAGATCGCCCGTCTCGGGCCGCAGGGCTTCCGTCAGGTATACGCCGCGGTGGTCAAGGCGCACCCCGAGCTGAAGCCGCCCGAAGAGGCCGGCGCGCCCGAATTGCCGCCGCCAGGCCCACCATCCGGCATGCCGATCAGGGCGATGGCCAGCGGCGGCATCGTCACCCAGCCGACGGTGGCCCTCATCGGCGAGGCCGGTCCAGAGATGGTGGTGCCGCTGCCGCAATACCAGCCGCCGCAGTACACCCCCGAACAGTCCCTGGCGAACCTGGGCACCGGCTTCGCGCCCGGCCAGCAGCCGCCGCAGCCGGGTGAAATCCAGACCTACATCGACCAGGCGGCCAGGGCGCGCGGGATCGATCCGGCCGTGGCGATGGCCGTCGCGTACCACGAGGGCGGGCGCGACCCGTCCAATCCGAACCAGCCCGCGTTCACCGATCCGGCCGTGCGCGGCAGCTTCAATACCGGCTCGTCATGGTGGCCATTCCAGCTCCACTACGGTGGCCCCGGCTACGCGCAGTACGGCACCACCCCTGGCATGGGCAACGACTTCACGCGCCAGACGGGCTATCAACCGGGCGATCCGGCCGCGTGGCGCGCGTCGGTCGACTACGCCCTGGACCAGGCCATGAAGACCGGCTGGACGCCGTGGTACGGCTCGCGTCCGGCCCAGGTAAGCCAGTGGCAGGGACTGCCACAACAGAGGGGATAGGCGCTCCATGACTCCTTCGTACGTGACGTGGTGGACTCCCTGATGGCCGACAAAGGACTCGACCCGCAACAGCTCTCGCAGATCTTCTCGGCTGCCAACCAGACCGCCCAGAACGAGTACTACAACGCGAAGCTCGGCGGCGAAGCGGAGGACCGCGCCCTCGCGCGCGCCAAGTTCGCGTGGCAGCAGCAGCTCGACCGCGCCGGCCTGACGGGCATGTTCGAGGGCAGCCCGACCTTCGACGCGATGAAGGACTACGCCGAGATGTTCGGCGACTGGTCCACCCCGCAGGCCGGCCAGAAGACGCTCGCCGCGCAGCAGCAGGCGTTCAACCAGCAGGCTACCGAGGCCGGCTTCACCGGCACCTGGAACGGCAACCAGACCCAGGCCGCGGCGAAACAGGCGGCCGATATCGCCGCCATGAACGCCGGCCTGACCGGCTACCTGGGCGGCACCCAGACCCTCGCCGGCCAGCAGCAGGGCTGGCAGCAGGGCTTTTCCCAGCAGCAGCAGGCCGACAAGAACCGCCAGGACTACCTGCAACTGCTGAGCGGGTTGCGCGGCCCGGCCGACTACGGCCAGTACCTGAAGGTGCTCGGCTCCACCCCCGGCGGCCTGCGCGACCTCGCCGGCGCCGCGGCCGGCCAGTATCAGGTCGCCAGCGGCGCGACCAGCGGCGCCCAGCCGGTGCCGGTCAGCATGGGCAGCTTCGTGAACAGCGCTGCCACCGGCGCCGGCCAGCAGTACCAGCCCGGCCAGTACGCCTATCCGCAGTCGCAGCCGGGCCAGGCGCAGTGGTACGGGGCCAACAACGGCTACCAGCAGGCGCAGAACGCCAACCAGACGCTACAGGCGCAGAACGCCCAGTATGCCAATCAGCTCCAGCCGTACACCTATGGGTCGCCGGCCGGCAACAACATGCAACCGGCCGCGCAGGGCACCTCGTACGAGTCGTACATGCGCGCCGCGCAGGGTCTGCCGCCGCCCAATCAGATCAGCCCGCAGGCGTACAACGCCATGACGACGACACAAAAACAGATGGTGGGCGGCATGTACGAGCAGCAGGGCTGGAATCCCCAGGACGTGACCGATCTCTACCGCCAGAGTCTGCCGAAATATGGCTCATCCGGGCCTCAAACTGGAGGATTCAAGTTCAGCTAGGCGTATGATCAGCAGGGCTATAAGCGACAGCAGCATGCGTCGGCCACCTGGGTTATCGCGCTCTCGCTCAATCATGTCGGCCACATTGTCAGCGGCAGTCCCAACCAGCAGATGATCAGGGCGTGTACACGGTGGGTTGTCGCATATGTGGCGCACGATCATGCCTTCAGGAATTGGTCCAACGTGTATCTCGTAGGAAAGGCGATGTGCGGGGATGCCGCGGATCATCCCGTAGTCCCCGCGTTTCGACCGTCGTCGCCAACCCCAACACCCTTCCGCGTGACGGATGACGCGCCGATTGAAAGTTTCTTCGATGGTCAACTCGCGATTCGCGAGGAAACATTCGCGGGAGTGAAAGTGTGTAGCGTTCCGTCCAGAGTGAACCGTGGCACGCACGAACTGGATGCCGCAGCCCTGGCATGTCAGCAGCACGCTGGTGCCCCTGGCAAGCCGCCGAGTCGCCCGTTCCTCCGAGAGCTTGTCAGTCATGTGAGACGGCGCGACGCAGCGACGCTCAGAGCACGCCATGATGACGTCTCCATCGGGCCAGTCATGCCCCGAGAGCATCCAGATGATTCGTCGCGGGTTCGTCGGGCGCCGTGTGCCATCCTCGTGGATGATGCTGAACTGCCCGGCGATGCCGCCGCCCTTCCGGTCCGGGATCAGTGCGCCCGTCCATATCCAGTGTTCAGGCGACTTGCCGACCTTATCCCAGAAGTTTTTGAGTTGTCGGGCTGTGAGCGTGGGAGCCATTAGCCGCATAGGTTATAGAAACCCATGACCCAACTGCCGGACATCGACAACGACTCGTGGAGGAGCTTCGAGGCCGACGATCTGCGCCGCAAGCTCGGCAGCCGCATCGACTCGATGGGCTTCATGCACGACGCCAACGAGCGCATCAACTCGCTCACGATGCCCTCCAGCGACAGCCTCACCAATCCTCTCGGGACGGGCCACGCGCCTCCTCCGGCAGCCCCGCCGGTTGCCGAACCAGAGCCGTTGCCCGCTCCTGTCGAGGTGCCGCCGCCGGTTCCGGATGCTTCAGCCTCCATAAGCCCGGAGCCGGTTGCGCCGGCGCCTCCTCCGCTACCCGCACCCGTACCGCCGATCCCCGCCCCCAGCGCTCCACCTGTTTCCCCTCCCGGGCCAGTACCCAGCGCCGGGGGTGGGCCTGACCTGTTTGGCTCGGCGCTCAGCGCGGCCGTCCAGGCCGGCGCGGACGCGCGCACCTTCGCCGCTGATTTTGCCGGCAAGGTTGGCAGCGCGGATCCCTTCGGCGCCGCGCTCGGCTCGGCGCACGCCGCCGGCGCGGACATCGGCGCCTTCGCCCAGAACTTCCGCCCGCCGCCGGAGCCGACGCCTCCACCGGCCGCCGTCACCACTCCCAGCGACTCGCTGACCAGCCCGCTCATCCGTCCCACGCCCGGCGGCGCCGACCTCCAGCCGGGCGGCGATCTGCGCGCGTTCGCGCGCCAGGCAGCGGCCAAATACGGCATCGACCCGGACATCTTCGAGCGCCAGATCCAGCAGGAGTCGGGCTTCCGCACGAGCGCCCAGAGTCCCGCCGGCGCCACCGGCATCGCCCAGTTCATGCCCGGCACGGCCAAGGGCATGGGCATCGACCCGAACGACCCGTACGCCGCGCTCGACGCCGCGGCGCGCCTGGACGCCCAGAACCTGAACAGATACGGCAGCTACGACAAGATGCTGGCCGCGTACAACGCCGGCGGCGGCAACGTCGACAAGTACGGCGGCGTGCCCCCGTTCGAGGAAACCCAGCGCTACGTCAAGAACATCATGGCCGGCGCGGGCGAGGCCATTGGCGGGGCCGCGTCCGCGCTCGGCACCTCGGCGCGCGGCGCGCTGGGCCAGATCAGCCAGTTCGGCGATTCCCAGCTTTCGGCCGACGAGGCGTACTCGGCGTGCGGCCCGGCCGCGGCGGTGCGCTTCGCCCAGATGTACGGCCGCAACCCGACGTTGCGCGAGGCCACCGACCTGGCCAGGACGGTCGGCTGGACGAGCGCCTCGGGCATGGCCGGCCTGACCTCCGAGGCCGCGCTGATGGCCAAGATGGGCGTGCCGACGAAGATGGTCGGGGCCGACTGGAGCACGCTGGCGCGCGAAGCCAAGAGCGGCAACCCGGTCACCATCTCGACCCCCGGCCACTACTTCACCGCTGACGGCTACGACCCCAGCTCGGGCGCGTTCCACGTCGGCCGCTCCGGCACCGACCTGAAGGGCGGCTCCGAGTGGATGACGCCGGCGCAGATGGAAACGCGAATGGGCGCCCTCCAGGGCGGATTGCTGGCCGACCACCCCAACGTGCCGGCCCCCAGTCTGGCCGACAACGCAGGCAGTTTCCTCGACCGCACGCGATCGTCGATCGTCAGCCGCATCAGCGGCGACCTCGCCAGCCCGGACTCGGCCGTCAACAAGGGCATCATCGGCCCGCTCCAGGAGATGCTCACCGGCGCGCGCGACGAGGCCAGCCGCCGACTGGACGACGCGGTAAAGGGCGCCGGCAGCGCGTCGCTCCCGCCTCCCGGTGGCCTGCCCAGCGACCTCCAGCCGACGCGCTCGCCGCTGCGCGGCTTCTCTGGCGGCATGGAGACGCCGCCGCTCGAGGCCGAGCTGCGCAACAGCGGGCTGGCGCGGGACGCCGGGCTGACCGCGGCGGCCGTGGGCGAAAGCTCGCCGCTCAACCTCTCGGCGCTCGGTCAGGCGCGCGACGCCATCGGCGAGGCAAAGGACTCCGTGCTGCGCGGCGACACCAGCGGCGCGCTCGACGCGCTCAATCGCGCCGGCGCGAGCGCGCAGGAAAGCCCGCTGTCGCGCAGTGCCGGCGGCTTCCTCGGCGGTCTGGGCGAAGGACTCCAGAAGCAGAACGAGGACGCGATGACGACCAACCCGCTCGACACGCTGCTGCGCGGGTCCACGTCGGCGCAGGGCAAATGGCGTCAGGGCGACATCGGCGGCGGTCTGTCGGACATCGCCCTGGCTGCCGCCGCCGCCGCGCCGCGTTCGGCCGCGCTCGACGCCGACCTGAGCGCGCCCGTCGCCACCGGACTGGAGCGGGCAGGGGTGCCGTCGCCGTACCGCGAGATCCTCGGCTTCGGCGCCAACCTGGCGCTGCCGACCGGCGAAGGGCTGGCGCGCGGCGGCATCGAAGCCACCGAGGCTGGCGTCGGGCGTGCCGCGCGCGCGCTCGAAAGCCCCGAGGTCCAGGCCGCGTTGCGGGCGCGCCAGCGCGGCGAGGGCGTCAATCCCTTCGCCGCTGCCGCCGACGCGTTTCGACGGCCCGAGGAAGGCCCGCGCGGTGCGCCGCCGCCCGACCCGCTGCGCGGCGTGGCCGACGACTTCGACAAGATCCTGACCGAGCGCGAAGCGGCCAGCGCGCCGCGCGGCAAGCCGGCGCTGCCGGAGGACGTCGACCGCGTGCTGAACTCGCTCGGCGCGAAGGTCAACGAGCACTGGTTCGATCGTCGAGGTCGCTTGCAGGCCGTCGAGCAGTACCTCGAGCAGCAGACCGGCAAGCCGCTCGCGCTGAAGGACAAAGCGTGGATGCGCTCGCGGCTGTACGAGGGACGCCAGGACTCGGCGTACGCGCGCTTGCAGGACGAGGTCGGCCCGCAGCTCGAAGCCGTCAACCGCAACCCCGAGGACATGAAGATCCTCGACGCGTACCTCGAGCAGATGGACAACGCCGACAAGTCGCGCGCGCTGGCCGCCCGCGAGCAGTCGCGTATCGCCGACACCGACATCGGCCCGGTCAAAGGGCAGGCCGATCTGGATCGCGCCAACGCCGCGGTGCAGCAGGCCGAGGCGGCGCACGGGCGCGCGCAGGTGATGGGCAACGAGACGACCGAGCAGATCATGCGCGACAAGCTGGAGCGCGCCCAGCGCGTGCAGGCCAAGGCGCAGGAGCGCTACGACGCCGAGGCGCAGACGTGGAAAGACGCCCAGGCCAAGATGGCCGGCATCGAGGGCGGGCGGGTGTACGACCGCCGTGAGTTCTCGGGCGGCGCGACCGGCCAGGAGCACGACCTGATCAACGCGCACCTGGAGGACCGTGTCGGCCCCGCGCGCGCGGAGGTCATCAAGAGCGCCGCCAACGCCGTCTGGGACAGCACCCGCGCGATGCGCGAGCGCAAGGTAAACGCCGGCACGCTCGACCCCGAATTGGCGGATGTGCTAGCGCGCGACTTCCCGCACTACAACCCGATCCGCATCCTCGACCACATGTCCGACCAGCAGATCGAGAACCTGCCGCTGGGCGGGCGCATCTTCGGCGGCGCCAGCGACGGCATCAAGAAGCTGACTGCCGAGGGCACCACGGCCGCGCGCCAGTCGCCGCTGTCGTCGTTCGTGGACAGCATGTTCCGCACCGAGGAGATGACGCGCCGCAACGAGGTGGTGCGCTCGGTCGCCGGTTGGGCCGACCACCCGCAGCTCGCCAACTTCGTGAAGAAGGTCGAAGAGGGCGACGAGCTGCCGAAGGGCTACACCGCCGTGTCCTACCTGGACGGCGCGGCCGGCAAGCAGCGCGTCGCCGTGCCCGACCAGCTCGCCCAGACGCTGTCGCTGGACCCGCTCCACGCCGGCCTGATCGGCAACATCATGAGCGGGCTGAGCCTGCCGCTGCGCGCGGGCGCGACCGCGCTGCGGCCGAGCTTCATCGCCTTCAACGCCGTCAACGACGCCCTCTGGTCGCTGTACCGCTTCGCCGTGGAAGCGCCCAACCCGGCCGAGGGCGTGCGCGCGATGAGCGACCTGGCGCACGGCTACCACGCCGCGTTCGGCGGCGACCCCGAGCTGGTGCAGGCGGCGCGCAAGGCCGGCGGCATGCAGGGCATCCAGTCGCGCTTCGACGACCCCGACTCGATCCTGCGCCAGCTCGCCGGCGAGCACAACTGGGTGCGCAAGATCGAGACGCCCAAAGACCTGAACATCTTCAGGGAGGAGACGCGCCGCCAGCTCGGCACCGTTGGCGGCGCGATCGGCGACGTCGCGGGGCTGGCGTGGAGCCGTCCGCTCAACAAGATCGGCGGGCCGGTCGAGCTTGCCCCGCGGCTCGCGGCCTATCGCCGCGCCATCCGCCAGGGCGCGACCGAAGAGGAAGCCGCGCTCAAGATGCGCACGACGACCGCTGACTTCGCCGCCGGCGGGCGCGCGGCCAAGCAGCTCAACAACATGCTGCCGTTCCTGAATGCCACCTCGCAGGCCACCGGCGAGTTTGGCAGGCTCAGCAAGGACCGCCCGATCCAGAGCACCGTGGCGCAGGCGACCATCCTCGCCGGCATCATCGCCAGCGAGATCTACAACCGCAGCGTCGCTCCCGACGACTACGCCGACGTCACCCGCAAGACGCGCAGCAGCGGCCTGGTGATCATGGACGATAAAGCTCCAGAGGGCGACGGCAAGCGCGGGCTGGGCTACCTGCCGCTGCGCGGCGGGCTGGGGCTGATGGTGCCGCTGGTGCGCGAGGCGATGGGGCGCATGTACGGCGACAAGCCCCAGACGTGGCAGGCGCTGGCCAAGCAGGTGCTGGGTCAGGTGTCGCCGGTCGAACCGGATATCGGCGGGCTGACCGGCTTCCTGCCGGCCATCCCCAAGCTCGCCCAGGAGCTTCAGGCCAACTACGACTCGTTCCGCGACCAGCCGATCGTGCCCAAGAGCCTGGAAGGGCTGCCGCCGTCGTACCAGTTCACCCCGACCACCTCGCAGACCGCGCGCGCCCTGGCCGGCTCGAGCCTGCCCTTTGTCGGGCAGAAGCCGGCCGCCGCCATCGACTACGCCATCAAGGGCTTTTCGCCTGGTCCAGGCGAGGCGCTGCTCGGCGCGACCGACGCCGTGCTGCGCACCACCGGCCATGCCCTGCCAGAGCCGTCCAAGAAAGGCGAGGCCGGCGCGCGCGACGTGCCGCTGGTCGGAGGCATCCTGGGTCGCTTCCTCCGCACCACCGGCTCCGAGCAGCAGAGCGAGGCGTACGACGCGGCCTCCCAGCTCGCCGACGACCGCCGCAACATCGCGCTCGACTCGGTGGTCAACAGCGACGCGTATAAGAACGCCACGCCGGACCGCCAGACGCAGATGCTGCGCGAGCTGGAGAGCGAGTTACAGGCGCAGACGAAGGATCTGTCGGGCATCGAGAAGGATCCCAAAGACCTGGGCTTCGGTCCGAAGTACGCGGGCGTCGACGACCCGAAGCAGGAGCAGAAGATCGACCGCGCCGTCAGCAAGTGGGACGAGTGGCGGGCGCATCCCGGCAGCGCCCCGGAGCCGAACGACGAGGAGACGCTGCTCGCGCGCGCGTATAGAGGCAAGGCCAATCCGTACTGGTCTGCCGAGCAGAAGGTCGCCGGCGGCGAGACGTCCGAGATCCGTCAGCGGGTGCGCGAGGCAGTCGGTGCGACCTCGCGCTAGAGGCGCTTCCAGATCGGCAGCAGCATGCCCCCGATGATCAGCACCAGTGCGCCGACCACGATCAGCGGCTCGTGCAACTGCACCACCAGGATCGTCGCCACGATGGCTACGACCGCCGCGAACGCCATGAAAACATTTGTCTGTCGAGTGCTCCAGCCGTCCATTGCCGAACCATAGAGGACTGAGCCATGCCCACCACGCAAACGGTCACCAACCCCGGCATCAACCAGCAGCAACTGGACGAGCTGAAGCGGCTTCATGAACAGGTCGCCGCGCTGGACGCCCAGTCCAAGGACACCACCGCGAGCGCGGCGACGCGCTCGGTTGCCACCGACTCGCTGGCCAAGGCGCAGGACAGCTACCGCAACATGCTGTCCGACCTGTCGCGCTCGTCGTCCACCGGCGCGGTGTATGTCGATGGCCCCAACGGCGCGGTCTACGAGGTCATCGCCGGGAACGAACCCAAGCGCATCATCGAGCCGTCGGCGCCGCTGAAGGGTCCGAGCAACCCTGACGAGGACCAGCTCACCGCGATCAAGCGCGAGACGGAAGAGCAGGCACGCGCCCAGCGCCAGCGCAACGAGGCAGCCGGCAAGGGCTACATC